GTGCGCGTCGGTGGTTGTTAACAGGAGCGTCTCACCTCGCAGACTGTGGCCACTGACCAAAGAGCCATCCGTTGTTAGGTTTTGACCACCCGCCTGATTTGTTGCGGCGGCTGCCCAAAGATTATTGTCTTCCTGATCACTCCATTCTACTCGATTGTTTTCTCCGCCAGCCCCGAGCGCAAAAACAAATCGTTCATCGGTCACTACAATGGCCGTGGTGTTTGTTGGCGCATTGCTCAGAACGGCAGCCACTGTGCCAGTGTTGTTTGCCCACTGATAAATCTTGCCGTCGGACGTAGCACAAGCGATGGTGTATTCACCCCATGTGTCCAGCGACCAAGTGTCCGCAACTGAATAAGTGCCAGTGTCTGGCCGCAAGGTGCCCCATTCAAAACTTCCCCAAGTTGAGCCACCCCAAGCAAGATTTTGTGAGGCGCTTGCATTGCCAGCACTAAAACCAACTGGCGTAATGTCATGCACTTGCCCGGCTTCCTGAATAACATAAAGCTTCGTGTTTGATCCTGCGATTGTTCGTCGGTTGCTTGAGTTATCAATGTAGGTCAACAATGCTCGAACACTTCCTGCAAGCGCACTTGCTGATCTTTTCCGCCACCCCTTAACTGGCTGTAACGAACTCTCATACCACCTAACCAAATTTCCATCGTTCCAACTGTTAAGTTGTTGAAACTCGGTGCCGTTCTTAACGATGCCTGGAGGGATTGCGAGTGGGATTAAAGCCATTCAATAACTCCAGATCGCAGGGCTAATCCTATTAGGATCAACGTCTAAATGAATAAAACGGCCATCGCCTTTTTGATTAACGCCAATCCTATTAATGCCGTGCTCCATTGCCGAGCGAATCACGCGCAAGGCTTGCTCGCCTCTCACACCAATGTCAACTGCGTAACCGTCAGCATGACTTCCAGGCTTCGATTTTTTTGCCTCAATAGGATGCTCTGGGCATCGGTAACCGCTGGTGACAATGAAGGGGAAACCACACTCGCGTCGCATGATGTTTAGCACATCGACGATGTCTTGCTTGATTCCTTGTTGTTGGCAGTGCTGGCACATAAATTCTTCCGGGGAAAAATAATTCACTTCTTCACGATTTCAATCTTCGGGTCAGGGTTAGCCATCGACTTAATGGTCATGGCGTAAAAATTTAACAAGGCGGTGATCTCTGTTTTCCTGACCTCGAGCGTGTGTAAATCTTGCTGGAGTTCTGTCATGCGTTCAGCAAAACCCATTGCCTCTTCGCCGAGCTCCTCTAAATTAATCTCTTCGTTGTCGATGATAAACGTGGTCAAGCAGCCTCCGATAACCCCAGATATGGGATAAAACATAACTTATTATTTTAACATTTTGCTCGACCACACTTACGCATGTTGCGCTGCCTTTCTTTTGCGTTCTCAAGTTTTTTGATGGCCGACTTTAGCTGTGCGTCTTTGTATTCGCCATGCAAAAACCAACCAGCCCATCCTAGAAAAACAAAAGACACCGTGATGAATGCACTCGCTGAAAGTGCTTGCATTTTTTTTCTGCGCTCTGCTCTCTTTTTGCCAATTTCTTTTAAGTAGGCAGTGTGCTCACGCTGGCTTTTTTCCATGAGCCGCATTGCGTCTTGGTAAATTTTCTGGCCACCAGGGAGCATTCGGAAATGGTCTTGCAGGGATTGTCTTGCTTGTGCGGCTTTTGCTCTACTGGTTGCCAGTTTAATTGAATCTGCCTGGCTTAAAGGCTTGCGAGTTTTTTTCTTGCGCTCCCACTTATCAAGGCGCTGGTTTGCATCTTGAAATTTGTCGAGAATGCCAACCGCTTGCTCGACATTGCCGCCAGTCTCGCGCAGCGTGTTAAGCCCAGCATTAACCGAGTTTAAAATTCCTAGAATGGCCGAAATTTCGGCAAACAACGGAGCTAACCGAAATAAGTGTTAAAAAGCATCACTCCCAAGATCCAAGGGTAAATAGCCCAGACACTGAGTTCTAGGCGATTCATCCTGGCTGACCCGCGCTCGAGACGATCAAGGATATTTTGTTGGCGCTCAAGGCAGAGCTTTTCGTGCGCTTTCAGGTCATCCATTTTTTAGCGCTTAGACACTTCAGTTAGGGCCATAATTTATATTCCTACGGTAGATGTCTGTATACTGATTCATGAACCTTTACGACCCCACGCTTAAACTGAGCTACTCTGTCATTTGTGAAAATCTCTTCTGCAACACAAGCCGTCATAACTTCATCAAATCTGGCGCTATTAACATCTACCAACCAATCTCTCTTACTCATAAGCAATGCTGTGTCAGCAATAATTTGAGTTTCGCTTCGGGAAAAGGCCAGCAGTTCGGTTTCAGTGAGGTTGTTTAACCAAACTGAAGCAGGGAACGACAAAATTCCTTGTCTTCCATCTCTCTCGTATTTATAAAATTCCATAATAATCTGCCATTTGATCTATATAATTGAATACATCTGTTTCGTCATAAGCAGCAATATTTCCATCACCATTACCTATAAGTACCTTCCCTCTCCAATAAATAGCGCGTCCAATAGCTGTCCCTCGGTAAAATGCACTCATTCCACCGCCACTAATGTTGTTGGCAAGAATGGTATATCTAGCAGTATGTTTTCCTGTTGAGGTGTTGATGAGATATCCTCGTACATGGCCAGAATCTCCAGTGGTGTCTGAATAACCTGCACCAAGAATTATATTGTTTGAAGTTGGGCCAAGCATGGGGTAATACCAAAGATCAGCATTAGTTGAAGCCGCTGGCAATACGTCTGATGTTGTCATAGCCCCTGTGCTTACATTGAATGTATACTTTATCATTCTGTAATTATTGCTTGGGCTATAGGCACTAATCAGTTCAAAATTGCCAGAGCCATCTCCACCTGTCCTTCTAAGAGGCATTATCCAACTAGCCCCAACCCCTACGGCTGTGTTATCAGCGGCGGCAACATTATACCAACTCCCTCCTATTAAACTGGAAGATCCAAATCTATCAATTTTAGCTAAACCATACTGGGATGGAGAAGCATTTGTGTCTTGCACGACTGCATATAAGGCGTTGTCTGTGGTATCCATATATACACCACTAAAATAATTACCACTATTCCCACTTCCGTCAGCAACCTCTGATGCAGTCCAGCCTCCATTCCAAGAACCAGAGGTTATTGTTGTTCCGTCACCCTGTTTATAAGTCATAGTGGTTGAGACATTCATAGGAAATGTAATGCTGTAATAATTTCCGGCATCATTAGCAAATCCGGGCAGATAATTAGTTCCATTCATAGTCCCCATACCTGATCCGTAAAAATCCATAAAAGTAGAATCATAAGAAGCAGGAGGATCATCAGGGAATGCTTTTTGTTTTAAAAGAAAATTTCTACTCAATCCGGCCATTATTATCTCCTTCTACTCATCGTAACCCATTAGGGTCATTGTGACGGATGCCACGGTGCTGCGCCCAATTATATAGTCAGATGCCCCACAAACGATTGGAGAAAAAGAAATTGATTCTTTTGCTCCGACTAAAGTTTCTTCTAGTAATTTTGTGGCGTTTGCAAAGGTAGCAGAAGAATCCCCTACTCCTAGCTGCACATGAGCATTTGACGTACCTCTATTAAGAATATGGACTGTATACGTCCCCCCGGCACTTGAGCCCGCCTGTCCGATATTTGCCGTTGTGTTGGCGCTGAGATCAACGCCGCTTATCCGTACTGTCATAATTTTTTCCTAAAATTACATTTGTCCAAAGAAAAAGGTTTTAGCAAGCGAGACTCCCCCGGCTGCTGCCCATGAAGTTACACCCGCACCATCTGTTTGCAGATATTGACCCGCATCACCGTCATTGGCCGGGAGCGTGATCGTGTAGCTGCTTGCAATGGTTGTGGGAGCTTGAATTGCGGCGTACTGATTCCCAGCCGCGTCCTGCAAACGAAGGTCGCCTTGTGCAAGCAAATCAATCTGGCTCCCGGTGAATGTGCCAGCGGCTATGGTTGCATTGGCAATCGTTGTCGTTCCGGTCAGAGCAAGATCAACGAGCGCATCAACCACGGCGGCCCCACTTCCTGCGCCATCGGTATAAATAACTTTCGTTGCCCCGGAAGCAATGGTCACGTTTGCGCCAGTCCCCTGGCTAATCGTAATTGATTGGCTGCCAGTGGTTGCGTTTTCGATTATCCAGAGCTTGCTGATTGTGTTAGGCGCAAAAGTTAATGTCCGGGTAGCGGTCAGGCTTCCGGCACTCGTTATCTTTAAAAACAGCGATCTGAACTGATCACTCGCACCATCCGCCATAGTGATTGTGGCATCTGCATCGCTCGCCATTTGCTCTATGCCAGCGCCAAGGGCTTCAGCAATGCTTGTAAGATTGACGTTTGTTTTTGAGCCCCAGTCGTTGGGTGCTGACCCCGCGCCCTCGCCAACCGCGATGAGCTCAAGTCTCAAATCATTTGTGTATGTGCTAGGCATCTACTTTCTTCCTCTTCTTACGCGACTTGTTTTGTCCAGGTGGTGGTGGCTGCTGCTTGCGGCTCCCAAAGAAATCTCGCACTCGCTGTAAAAGTGCAAGCACCGTCGATCTGAGCGAGTCCAAAAAAGACCTGGCCCGCTGTACAGCTAACCGTGGCCGCTGCATTGCAAACAGCAGAGAGTCCCATGCTTTCTGTGGCACTACAAGTAATGGTCGCAGCCGCGTTAATGGTTGCAGCAATGTCTTCATTCGATTCAACACCATATTTTCCTAAACCCCAGGCGCTTGAGCCCCAACCCGACTCAACACTCACGCTAAATTGATATCCAAATCACCACTAGGGACTCTTAGCACATCGCCAGTGGTGATCGTTTTAGAACTTGATAAAGATGCATAGCACAGTAAATTCCCGCTCGTACTCGCATCGAACACGCCTACGGCCACAATGGTTCCCCAACTCCCTGTCGCCGTTGGAAACTCGACGGCCCCGGAATTTGTTGATTGCTGCGCAGTCGTGGTAAAGGCAACGGTCTTTCTTGTGTAGCCATTGCCTGATATTTCTGTCCCTCCCCCAGCCGCGCTCGGTGCGGATGTGTAGAGAGCCAAATAAAATGTGCCAGGGGGCGAATAAGCATTCCCACTGAAAACATCATCTAAAATTTCATTTGCTAAAAAATTTGATAAAGGCATATTTTTTATCCTAAAACCGGGGCTCGCATTCGAACCGAAGTTTGGCCAGTAGTGCGCTCATTGCTTATCTCGATATCCAGTATTTTTTGTGCGTAGAGTGCGTTCCACACGGATAGCCGCTGATCGTCCTGAAGGTATGGCGCTGATTGCATCAGCGATCCATACAAATAAATGTCAGGAGCGAAATCCAAAAGCCAGTTTGTTGTCTGGCTATCCGATAAAGCTGGGATCTTGGCGTAGTAAACGAGCTCCGCTGTATAGTCACCGCTCGGCACAGGGTAGACCTGAATCTCTGTTCCTATCATCGTGTAGAACAAAGGCTTACCGTTTGCACTCGAAGATTTTCGTTTCTCGTTCAGGGCATCTGGGGTCAGATACGAAAGCGTCGTAATTGGATCTGTCTCCAGTATTAACGTCTGCGTCTGGAACCAATCATCAGGCGTCTGGGTATATTCAGAATCGATGGTCGCATCAGCGCGAACAATCATCTTTCGATGACGTAAGTTTCGAGTGAGCTCCGCTTCTGCGAGCTCAATGAAATTTGGTATTACGCTTGTTAGATCGGATCGGTTAAGCCAATCTGCGATTGCACTTTTTAATTCAGAATAGGTATCGATTGCCATCAGACTTTCCCAACCCTGGTCCGATAATATTTATTGTCAGGATCGTTTAGCCACTTCTTAAACGCATTGCGATCATCAACGATGCCTTGCTTTTTTAAATCCCAATAAACAGAGAGAGGCAGAGATGCAATCTTCGACCACTCGCCGTAAGGCTGGTGGCGATCAATATCATTTAAGCTGCGCTTATTACGTTTTATAAGCTCAGTGACGTCCTGGGTTGTCTCTATGACGAATCTATCTTGAGACGGTTTGTCACCCGCCTCAAAGATAAAGTCGTGCTTGACCCCGGTTAAGGGGTCAAACTCTAGGGTGCGTCTATCTGACATTAGCTAGTTGTCAAGTCAGCCAGGACACCAAGTCCGGCTTCGTTGTTAACCTGAAGGCCATATTCCACCAAAGTCATGAACTTGCTGGCATCTCCAGTCTTCGCCAGTTCAGTCACCGCCATTGGCCGAAGTGTTACGAGCTCAACCATGTCAGGATCGATCATGTACATGTCTCTTTCCCTAGAAAATCTGTTAGGGACGATCTGCACAGATCCGAAGTCCGACATATAGACATCAGCAGCACCAATAATCGTCGTAGGACTATCGCTTGGGGCCATGTATCGTTGTGCCGCTATGCCAGCAAAGCCACTGACCGCGCCTTTGTTGAAAGGACCAACCATAATGAACCGAGGATCACCGCCGTTGCTCCACATGGATTGCAAGACAGGCTTCATGAGCACTTCTGTTGCGGCCCTCTGATTACCAGCGGATGAGTCTGTTGCTGCCGCGTTTGGCATACCATTCGACAAGGTGCCTGATGCTCCGCCAGTTCCTCGGCCCACGTTACTGGTCAACCAAGCTGATAACGAGGCCGTTTTACGCGCCGTGCCAGCGGCTCCACCAACGGCAGCGACGTTCACACCCACGAGGTTAAACTCCATGTCTCGCTTCAGTTCGTTGCCCTTTTTTGTTATCTGATACGCTAACTGAGATCGCATACCAGCCTGGTCTATAGCGCCGTTAAGGTTATCTGCCACTATGGCATCTTTACGGCTAATCATTGTAACGTTGGAGAGCTTTGTGGTTGCCGTGATGGCAGTAAAACTAGCAAGATCATCACCATCGATTTGCGCGTTACTTGCTGCGCTTGCGAGTGAATCAATCTGCCATTCAAAAATTGTATTCGTTGCCTTTCTACGCTTTGTCATATTTGAAATAAAAGGCGTAGTTTCGGGCGAGATGTCGTACACGATCCGCGAAAAATCCTCCCGGAGAGAATTAACGCCGTACCGCGTCGCGGTATTTGTGATAATTGTCATTAGTGTTAGCTCCTAACCTAATAAAGATTCAACTAAATTGACTGCATCATCGATGCGGCCACCGTTTGCAAGACGTTGACGTTGGGTCTTCACCCTCTTGGAGCCCGGTCTAACTTGAGCGCTACTCGCCCCAGGTTGCACCGAATTTTTCCTGCGAGCCCGAGTCGCTTTTTTCACTCGTCTCTGGCCCTTGTCGAAAAGCATGGCCTTTCTAAGCACGTTTATGTGAGATGCTCTCACCAAGGCTCCCATTTCTTCTTCGGAGATTCCTTGGTCTGCGAGGTAAGTTTTTAATTCTTCACTCTCTCGCTTCGCAACTTTCTCATCTTTCCAAGCCGGGATTAAATCCGGCAGTCGTGCCACTTCAGCGTTCAACAAATGTTGCATTTGCTCCTGCTGTTCCTTCTGGCTTGCTTGGCTTACCCTCGCCTGTTCAGCCTGAATTGCAGCAAGTTTTTGCGCTCGTTCTTGTTGGCGCTTTGTCCATTGCCTTTCTTGCCTGGTCGCCTCAATCGGATCTGTCTCGTACAGACTATCGAAGTCGGGCGCTGGCTCATCAGTCGCTCCAATCTGCGCTTGCAATGCTCCTAATAATTGAGCGTATTGCTGGCGCTCCAAAGAGACGGCATCACGATCTTGCATGAAAAGCTTTCGCTCTTCGGCCAATGCCTGACTCTTCTTCGTATAATCTGATGTCCGCGAGTAACCCGATTTCAGTTCCGCCAGGTCTACTTCTACTTCTTCACCCGCAATCTTAACGGTGAATGTTTCTGCGACTTGGCTTTCGTCATCGAGGTCATCCTCCTCGTCCACCAGTTCGGCATCTTCATCCTCGAGTTCTTCGTCTTCCTCAAACTCAGCGTCTTCTAATACCTCGCCTTCTTCGTCTAATAAAGAAGACTCGTCAACCGCCTCTTCATTTTCATTAGCTGTGTCCTCTTCGGGAGCCAACAAATCCATGATTTGCGTTTGCGCTTGATTCGTCGTAATCCCAGATATGGGATTGCCACTATCTATTATTTTATCATCTGCCATTTAATTTAGTCCTTGCTTTTGCTTCTCAAAAGCTATCGAGTCCGCTGCCGCCCTAAGAGCGTTCATCGTTTGCTCGACCACTTCCAGTTTTGCGAAAATGCGATCACGCTCGTCACTCTTGCTAGATCGCTGCCACTCCTCGAATAATTCAAATTTCAAACGGTCTACCATTTCTTGAAAATTTGGATCATCGAAAAATCTTTGCAGTGCTAATTCGTAATTCTTATCAACCTCCGACATTGGTTGGTCCTTGCGGTGGCTGGCTTAATGCTTTAACCATCTCTCGATCACGCTCTGCGTTTGCCTTGATTGAAGCCGTGTCAATTTGCGTGTTGTATTTCGCTGCGATCTCAACGGCCTTCAGTTCGAAATTCATTTCAGTTTCGTCGCGTCGCCGGTCATCTTCTCGGATCATCTTTTCTCTTTCGAGCTCGAGCTCTGCCGCTTTCTTTTGGATGTTGGCCTGGATCTCTGACATCTGAACCTGAATCAGTTGCTCATTGATATCGGGCTTAGGCGGCTCTTGGGGTTGTTGAGGCTGATACTGAGCCGGGTCGGTAAAGTAACGGTTGATATCTTTGATGCCGCCGAGCTCCAAAGTGGATACCAGGGTGTTGTAATAATTTTGCGCATTCACAATCGGATTGTCTGGACCAAGTTGCTGTAAGAGCTTCTCTTGAATCTGGGCAACCTGGCCAAGCAAAGCCAAGCGTTCCTGGTTGCCTCCAGCACCAAGTGCAATGTTCGTTACCACATCCATGTTAGTGCTGAATTTATCTGGCTGCACTGGCACAAATTGATTGCGCAATCTGATCACGCGCTCTTGATCCTGGTAAGTGTGGACCAGTTTTAAAACGCCTTTGTATAATCGCTTCATTCCGTTTTCAGCAAACAACCTCGCAACCATTTCGATGCGTTGCTGGGCTGCGCTAATTGTCTGCGTGACTGCTGCCAAGGTAGAGCTCTGCAACTGATCAGGCGATAGACCAGCGGCGGCTTTTGAAATTCCGGTGCGGTTCTCTCGCATTTGATCGAGATACTCCATCATCGGAAAGGCGCTCTGGCCCACATAAGGGAGGGTAAAGGGCACCACGGCTCCAGGGTTTCTCATGCGGATCACACCACCCGCCTCGACGTTCATAACGTCCTCGAGGGATGCCTGGCCTTCCACGATTCCAACTCTCGGATGCGTAGACATTGCCAGAGAGTCAAGGGAGCTCCTGAGCACCGCGCTTTTAATTCTTTGAATGTCCATCACAAGATCCGCAACGCTCAAACCAAAAAAGGCATGGGGCTCCGGGTCCGGGTTAAAAAATGCAAAAGGAATGTCATCGGCTGGTTCGTTTCTTAATATTTCGTAGCTCGGTCCTGCCGTGCAAATTTTGCGGAGCTCACTCACACCGTCACCGCTGGTGTCGAGTTGCATGTAAGCCTCAACGTAAAGCACTCGCTTTCGACTTTGATCGTCTTGAAAATCTCGGTTTACGCCGTCGGGCACTCGTTGCCTTGATTCTTGATTGGTGAGCTCAAAATCGTCATCGTCCGTAGCGAAGGAAAGCATTTCCTCAAAGTCGTAACCCATCTCAACGAGCTCAGACACCGTAACGTATTTTCTGTGTGCAACGATGTCAGCATCGCTAAAACTTCTTGCGTATCGATTCACTAAAAATTCTTCGGGAGGAACGGAAGCAACCACCACTCGGCCATTGATTGTTCGGCGTGTGACCGTGACCGAATGCAAAGGAATGCCATCGGCCATTCTAGTATCAAGCCGGGTGATTTCCGCATTTTCATCACTGTTAAGCGCGGCCAATCCTTCATCGGTTATCATATCTAAATTTTCGCTCTCAACGCTCTCTGTTTCCCGCCAATCGTACTTGAGGATTCCAGCGCCTTTGACTAAGGCATCTTTAAACGTCTGGTAGAGGATCTCTATGTAGCTCTGGTCCTGATCATTCTCTAAAACGTAATTAACGTAGTCAGTCGCTTGCTTTGCCATCTCAATGTCTTCGGGACCAGAAGGGGCATACTCAACCACTTTTTCTGATCCACAAAAAATTCTCATCAGGCTAGGCAGCATCGATTGCACAACGTCGCGCACATCCATCGTTTGTGCCTGGCTTCTGCCTTCTTGCTCATTTCCGAGCGGAGCGCCCTCATAATAATCAGCAGCTTCTGCCCGGCGAGGACTCATGGTGTTGTCGATGAAATCAACGGCGTCCTCAATGGCGAGTCGGACCACGCTATCTAAATTTTCATCGCCGCCTTGGTCCTCCATTGCGTCTTCTTCAAATTGATCTTCTTGTACGATTTCTAGTTCGCTCATAATCCTGCTGCCGATAATAATGAACTGCCAATTAGCCTTGCTCGATCAGGCAATTGATTTATGGCACGTTCTGGTGTTTGGAGAATGCGCGAGCGGTCATAAATATTGCCTAGCGCATTAAGTAAGTTGGAATTATTGATTGCGTTGCCGATAGCGCGTTGTGCGTTCTCGGTATATTGCTGGCCAAGCGCACCAGGTTGAAAATCCATTTGTGCTAATCGACGAGCTTGGTTTTCTCGTATTTGTGATGTAGGCGTATCAGTTGTTAATGCTTCCATTAACGTGAAAGGCGCTTCGCTAATTGGTGCGATTAATGCCTGGCCAGCGTTCGCGGCAACATCTAGAATGCCTCTGAGTTTTTCTTGGGTAGTTGGTTCGGTTTCAAGTTGACGCTGGACATCAAGCAACCCGGTATATGGCGCAGGCTCACTCGGTGGTGGCGGCACTGTAACCCCCATGCCACCAGCTGGTGTATCAGATTGGAAAAATTGCGGTGCAGCTAAAGCAGTTGTTCCTGCCCCGCCAGCAATGCCAAGGGCTAGTCGGGGGTCGATTGCTCCTTGCTGACCTGGGCCAAGGCTTGTTCCGCTTCCCTGATCCGCCATTCCAGCCTCGCGATAGAACTCTTCGAAACGCTCTCTTGCTGGTTTGAAGCCGTAAAAATCTTGTCGTTGTGCATCAAGATCGACTTCATCGTTCTCAAGTTGTTCAAGGTATTTTTCAGACGCTCGCTTGGACTTGACGTTGACGTCAAAGTACGAAGGGTTTGCGTTGGCAATCTGTGGGAATTCAGATCTAAGGGCGTTTCCAATTTGGTCGAAATTTTGGAATTGTTCACGGACATACCTATCGTAGTCTTGGGGTGAAATTGTAGCAAAACGCCCAGGATTTGCAAATTGTGGAACATCCAAAACACGCATTCCAACAACGCTATTTGCATCTCGAGGATCTACGACCATTGTGTACGCAGGAAGATCGCTTTCTATTAATCGACTCTCAATTTGTTTAATTAAAGGCGAGCCAGCTTGCACAGGATCTTTGAAATAAATTTCCGTGCCGACGTTAAATAAACCAGGTTGTAACGCGCCTAACCCGTCTTGTCTTCGCGCAATAAAAAAACTGTCTTGTTGATCTGTGACGGCTTGTCTTGTTGCCGCGTCTAGCACATCGACAGGCAACATATCTTGATTACTAACAATGTCGATATCCATCGCGGTTTCAGGATCGCCCATGTAAGCGCCGCGAGTTGGCAAACCTTTTGTAGCTCTGATATCTGGATCAGTTCTTCCAGCTGCAAGAATTTCTTTTGCCGTGCGCTCGCTTTCTGCGGGAGTAGGAATAAAATCATTACCCTGAAATTTTTCGCTTTGCTCTCGACTTAAACCTAAAAACAAAGATTCAACAGGATCAGCATCCATCATTGTCTCGAACGATCCGCCCTCTCCCTGAGTGCTGGTCCATCCTTTTTTAGTCCAAAGGTCTTTTTCAGCAAACCACTGCAAAGCTTGCACATCTCGAGGATCTAGTCCCAAGCCAGTTGCTGAATTAATCTTTGCAGTTGCATCAGCAATAACATCTTGGCCAAAGCCGAACTCAAGACTATTTCTAAAATTTTCTGTGTCTACAATGTTTCCAGTTACGCCATTTTCTGCCATCGATGGAATGGGTTTTTGTCCTGCATGTTTTCGCAAGTTACGCGCAGACCAAACATCTATCGTTGCTTGTTCAGATCGTCCTGTAAGATTGCCGCTAAAGTTTTTTGCTTTAGGAGCTCCTCCAGGTCTAAGAACTCGCCAACGATCAGCAAGCGCAATCATCGCGTTATAAGAATTAATGCCGTAGTTTTTTAGCTCGCCAGTTTCTGGATCTCGCGACAATTGTTTGATTGTGTTTTCATTCGCTTGCAAATTCTTGCTTATGTTTTTTGCCTGATCTTCTAATTGCAAATAATATGGATCTAACTTAGCTGCTTTTTTTGTTCGTCCAGCCGCTTGGTTCGTTTCTAAATACGAAGCCGCCTCATCTTGCAATGCATAGCGGCGATCAAGCGCATCAGCAAAACCATTCATCAAGTCATCAAAATCGCCTTGCGTGGCTCTCTGTAAAATATCTTGTGAAAATTTAAAATTAGTAGCGACCGGGGTGTTTGGGCTGGTAGCGCCAAGAATGTCTCCCATCATTTGACTGAAGCTGCCGTATTCGCTGCGCATTCTTGACTCGACGTTTTTATACCACCCAGCGTTATTCATTATCCGAGTTGCAGCGGGGTCACCCTGTTGGCTAAGGCGCTCTATTTCAATTATTTCATTCGCAAGATTATCGCTAATTTTATTAAATGCTGGCGTACCTGGCGTGATAAATTTTCCCTGTTTATTTTTGTGAAAACCATAAGGGATGTTTTTAGTTAAAAGCTTTAACTCGCCTTTATTGCTTTGTTCTATTCCTGTTATTTCTGGTTGAGCCCAATCGCTTTTCGGATGCCTTTTTTTAAAATCCCTCGCTAAATTGAATGCGTCGATTTCTTTAATTTTTTTGCCTTTGATACTAGACCGAATCTTTTCTTTTTCGTTTGCGCTAAGAGTTACGCGATTGGCTACGTTGCGTTTGCCTCGACCAATTCCAAGTTCGTCGGCTTCGGTTCGTTTTGCAATCTGACTTGATTCGCGTAACGCTTTCGCAGCCTGGTTCAGTAAACCAGCTTCGGCATCTTTCGGCTGCA